AAGAAATAAAATCAAGTGCCGATTTACCTTTAAGCCACATTGGCTGTACTACGAAAAAACAGGGAAAGCTCATAGTTAGGGGTCCTCGGATGCCCGGTTAACCACTTGACATGATATTTAACAATAAATATATCCATGTATAACTTTATAAAACAACTGCAAGAAGGCAGAGTAATTAAAAAATTAGAGCAGGTAGCCTTGCCCTATGCTCGTGACGGTCTTGGTCGTAGTTTGAGTAAAAAAGCAATAGACTATCATTATGGTAAATTATACGGCGGATATGTGACTCGATTCAATGCTGGAGAAGGTGACCCAGATTTTAATGAAGCCGGTGCATTCTTGCATAGCATTTATTTTCCACAAATGCAACCACCAAAAGGATCAAACCAACCTAGTGGTAAATCTCTAGAATTTATCAATCAGCATTTTAAAAGTTTTGATAAGTTTAAAGAAAAGTTTGAAAAAACTGCCATGGGCATACAAGGCAGTGGTTGGGCCTATCTTGCCAAGAATGGTGAAATCAAAACCATTGTCAATCACCAAATTAAAAACGATATTATACTATTAATAGATTGGTGGGAACACTCTTGGGTGATGGATTATCAAGCCGATAAAAAAGGTTATTTGAATAATCAGTGGAAAATTATCAATTGGAATATCATAGACGCCCGTTTATAAAATAAACATTGACACTACTCCTTGTATAGCGTATACTAGCTAACAAGGAGATTTTTTATGAGTAAAGCGTTCGGAGCCCCAGAGCAGGCCAAAATTAAACAAATCGTTGCAGAGGGAATGACGGTAATGCAGGAAATTCAAGACCTAACTGAAGGTCTCAACGAAACCATCAAAGCTGTGGCGGAGGAATTGGAAATCAAGCCCAGTGTTATTAAGAAGGCAATTAAAATTGCACAGAAAGATACATGGGATCAAGTGTTCCGAGAATTCGACGACTTGGAAACTATTGTGGACATTAGTGGTCACAGCTTCCGTCGTGAAGATCAATGATTGAAATATTCAAGCCAACGATAGACTGGATCAAAGATGACTACCGTACTAATCCTTTTCGCTTCTGCATTGAGTTGCTTGCTTGGGCTATTAGCATTGGGTGTTCGATTACAATGGCTATTACAGTCCCCAACCCGCCCTTACTATCTCTCTATCCTATTTGGATCCTCGGCTGCGGTCTCTATGCTTGGGCTGCTTTTACTAGGAAAAGTTTTGGCATGCTGGCTAACTACATCCTGCTGGTCAGTATAGATTCTATTGGCCTAGTTAGAATGTTGGCTAAATATTTTTAAGAATGGTACGATCAGCCATAATTGATCATCAAGGTATGTGTATGCCGCAAATTACACAAGGGAGAAAAATATGAGTTATGTAGATGCTCGGTGGGACCGAGAGAAGGACATTGTTCAGGTTATTGAACGTGATCCAAAGAAAGGCAGGTTGTATCAAGAATATCCTGCAAAGTATATGTTCTATTACCCAGATCAACGGGGTAAGTATAAATCCATTCACGGAGAGAATCTTTCAAAAGTTACCGCACGTAACTGGAAAGAGTTCATTAAAGAACAGAAAATTCACAGCGCACACAAGTTATACGAAAGTGATATCAATCCTGTATTCCGCTGCCTAGAAGAAAACTATCTAGGTAAAGATGCTCCAAAACTAAATGTAGCGTTTTTCGACATTGAGGTAGACTTTGATCCAGAACGTGGTTATAGCACCCCAGAGGATGCGTTCATGCCAATTACTGCTATCGCTGTTCACCTACAATGGTTAGACACACTTGTATGTCTTGCAGTGCCTCCAAAGACTCTTACGATGGAGCAGGCAGTAGAACAAGTTAAAGATTTTCCCAACACTATGTTGTTTGAAACAGAATACGAAATGTTGGATACATTCTTAGACCTTATACAAGATAGTGATGTACTAAGTGGTTGGAACTCAGAAGGTTTTGATATTCCATATACAGTAAATAGAGTAACAAAGGTTCTCAGCAAGGAGGATACACGTAGATTCTGCTTGTGGGACCAAATGCCTAAGAAACGAGAGTACGAAAAATATGGAAAAGCGGCTGTTACTTATGACCTCGTTGGTCGTGTTCATATGGACAGTCTCGAGTTGTATCGCAAATACACCTATGAAGAACGACACACTTACCGATTGGATGCTATCGGAGAAATGGAGATAGGCGAAACAAAGACTGTATATGAAGGTACACTGGACCAACTATACAACAATGACTTTCGTAAGTTTATCGAATACAACAGGCAAGATACTGCACTATTAGATAAGTTAGATAAGAAATTAAAATTCTTAGATCTCGCCAGCACTATTGCACATGAGAACACTGTGTTGATTCAAACCACAATGGGTGCTGTGGCTGTAACTGAACAGGCCATTGTAAACGAAGCCCATCACCGTGGATTAATTGTGCCAAGTCGTCCTAAACGTGATGAAGATGCTATCAATCAAGCGGCCGGTGCATATGTTGCATATCCAAAGAAAGGTCTTCATGACTGGATTGGATCAATGGACATTAACTCACTATATCCATCTGTTATTCGAGCATTGAACATGGGTCCGGAAACTATTGTGGGGCAACTACGACAGGATTATACCAAGTCAGAGATCGATGCTAAGATTGCTAAAGGTTCTAGTTTTGCGGCTGCATGGGAAGGTAAGTTTGGTAGTAACGAATACGAATTTGTTATGGCACAGGATCGAACTAATGATATTATTATCGATTGGGAGAATGGCGAAACGGATGTAATGAGTGGCGCACAGATCTACGAACTAATATTTGAAAGTAACAAGCCTTGGATGATGAGTGCTAATGGCACAATCTTTACACACGAACGTGAAGGTATTATCCCCGGACTACTAAAACGCTGGTATGCTGAACGTAAAGAGATGCAGGCCAAATTAAAAGAATGTATTAAAGCGGAGAATAAAATTGAAGAAGAATATTGGGATAAAAGACAGTTGGTTAAGAAGATTTTACTTAACAGTTTATACGGTGCTATTCTTAATGCTGGTTGTAGGTTTTTCGATAATCGCATTGGTCAGTCAACCACCCTTACAGGGCGTGGAATTGCCAAACATATGGCAGGAAAAATCAACGAAGTAATTACAGGAGAATACGATCACGTCGGTAAGGCCATTATCTACGGTGATACAGACTCTGCATATTTTAGTGCTTACAATTCGTTAAAGGTTGAAATTGCCAAAGGTCAGATACCGTGGGATAAGAATACAGTGGTACAACTGTATGATACAATTGCCGACGAGGTCAATTCAACTTTCCCACAATTTATGCTAGATGCACATCACTGTCCAAAGTCACGTGGTGATGTTATTAAAGCAGGACGAGAAATCGTTGCTATCAAAGGCCTGTTCATTACCAAGAAGCGTTATGCTGTATTGTATTATGACAAAGAAGGAAAACGCAGTGATATTGATGGCAAACCAGGTAAGATTAAGGCCATGGGCCTGGACTTGAAGCGTAGTGATACTCCGGAATTTATGCAAAAGTTCTTGGAAGAAGTACTGACCAAAGTGCTGAATAATGCACAAGAAGAAGAGATCTTAGGCATGATTACAGAGTTTAGAACTGAGTTTAAGGCAAGACCTGGTTGGGAGAAAGGCAGTCCTAAACGTGCCAACAACATTGCCGAGTATCAAAAGAAAGAAGAAAAACAAGGCAAGGCCAATATGCCCGGACACGTTCGTGCTAGTATTAACTGGAACACTCTAAAGCGCATGAACGGTGACAAATACAGTCAACAGATTGTTGATGGTATGAAAGTTATTGTCTGTAAGGTAAAGGCAAATCCATTAGGTTATACAAGTATTGCATATCCAGTCGATGAATTGCGTTTGCCGAAGTGGTTCCAAGAACTGCCGTTTGATCATGCAGAAATGGAAGCTACTATTATTAATAACAAGCTAGATAACCTCATCGGTGTTCTAGACTGGGATCTCAATTCCACAACTGAAACAAATACATTCCACAGCTTATTCAGCTTTGACTAAAATATTTGTTGACATTTACCCTAAATCTAAATAAACTTATACAAAGGAAACATTATGAAAGATATTCTACAAGACATCGTTGCTCACACCAACAAACTGGGCTTCTTAAACATTGTAAAAATTACAGGTACAGAAGCTAAAACATTGATCGACTCTATGGCAGATGACCGTAGTGTTATCATGTATGCAGAGACTACCAATCCGCATCCCGACATGATTGGCACATTTGGTATGCCACAGCTTGAGAAACTTCGCTATCTAGTAGATGGTAAAGAATATCAGGAAGATGCTAAAATTGAAGTTGTCACAGGTCAACGCAACGGTGAAGAAATCCCAGTCGGTCTCCACTTTGAAAACAAAGATGGCGACTTCAAGAATGACTATCGCTTTATGAATCAAGACATTATCAACGAGAAATTAAAGACTGTCAAGTTCCGCGGTGTTAACTGGCATGTTGAAGTTGCTCCAACTGTTGCATCTGTTCAGCGTTTCCAATTCCAAGCGGGTGCTAACACAGAGCATACAACATTCTTGGCTAAAACAGATGGCGACAAGTTGATCTTTACATTTGGTGATGCTGCAAGTCACGGTGGTGAGTTTGTATTTGCCACAGGCGTTACAGGTAAGATTACCAAAGCATGGACATGGCCTGTTGCTCCTGTATTAGGTATCTTGAAGATTGCAGATGCCAACAATGCTAAAATTGGTTTTAGTAACGATGGTGCTATGCAGATTGAATTAGACAGCGGCATTGCAACCTACAAATATATTATTCCAGCACAGGCATGATAAAAGGGATATCCCAGGGCGGGCGTTATATTACGGTAACTGGAGGTAGTCCTTCCAACCCCTATATTTCGCCTGGCAGTCAATCAGCAGGCATGATGCGCTATAATACCAACATGAATACTGTAGAAGTGTATGACGGAGTATCATGGAAAGAGATTGGTTCAAGTTACGCCGGCATATCGCTAACTTCCGAGGCCGAGGCATTACTTGATTGGGCTCGTAAGAAGCGTGACGAAGAATGGCAAATGCAATCATTGGCTAAAGATCATCCTGCTGTTAAAATTGCCCTGGACAATTTAGAGAAGGCAAAACTACAATTAGATGCTACAATAATATTAAGTAAAGAACATGACACATCAACAAGTTAACCTAACACCACTACAGAAGGATTATGCTGTATATCTTCCCGCAATTTCCTCGTTCTACAGCACCTATATTGCTAAACAACGCCTAGAAAAGTTTATTGCCGACGATCGTATTCCTGCCGGATTTGATCGAGGTATTGAGGGTATGAACTTTCTTAATCCAGAACAAGGTTACTTCACTTACAAATATGGTTTGTATTCTGCAGGTCACGCACAATTAGATCTACAAAAGAGTCTTGTACAAGAATCTATGATACAACAACGTGATCGCAATAACACAATGATTCTAGGTGACTCCGGTGGATATCAGATTGGTAAGGGCGTTCTTAAGTTTGACTGGTTAGACTTCGAAGGCAAGGAAGCTACAAAGACTCGTCAAAAGATTCTAGAGTGGTTGGAAGTGACTGCTGATTGGTCAATGATGCTGGACGTTCCAACATGGGCATGTGATCACATTCACAGTCCAAAGACAGGGTTAAAAACATTTGAAGACTGTTTAGACAAGACTCGTTATAACAACGATTACTTCTTAATGAACCGGTTAGGTCAGACTAAATGGCTTAATGTGCTACAAGGTGGTGATTGGGAAACTGCCGAGAAATGGTACGACGGTGTTAAAGAATTTAGCGACCCTAAAGGTAAGTATGCAGGGCGCGAAGCAGAAGGTTGGGCCTTTGGTGGTGCCAACATGTGCAAGATGGATATTACTCTCAAGCGTATAATGACCTTGAGAGAAGATGGTTTGCTGAAGGGCAAAAACTGGATCCACTTCTTGGGT